CTTTCGGCAGCAGATGTGCACAGCGAGCATGTTGCTTACTTCTACCCATGGGTTTACATCCCAACATCAACAAGCGGAATTAACCGTCTGATTCCACCAGTTGGCTACGCAGCAGCAAAGCGCGCTCTTGGCCACATCCAGACTGGCTCGCATCAGCCTGGCGCTGGATTGATTTCAGCAGCACGCTTCGTAAACGGAGTTGCAATTGACATTGATAAGACCAACGGAGACCAACTTGATGACGCTTACATCAACGCGATTCGTTTGATTAACAACACCATTCGCATCTACGGTGCTCGCAGCATGTCGGCAGATACCGACAACTTCCGTTACATCACCGCACAGGATGTTGTAAACAAGGTTGTTGTTGAAGCCAACCGCTCACTTGAAGACCTGCTCTTCGGTGTAATTGACGGCCGAAACACTATCTTCGCAAGCGTTGAATCAAAACTGTTTGCAATCCTTGAGCCACTTCGCGTAAGCGGAGCATTGTTTGAAGCATTTGATGCAACTGGCAAGCGCGTTGACTTTGGTTACACGGTTAAGTGTGATACAACTCTCAACCCAACATCGCAACTTGCAACTGGCCTTGTAAAGGCTCGCGTCGGATTGCGTGTATCAAGTGTCGGCGACAAGATTGAAGTTGACATCATCAAATCAAACCTGACTAAGTCAGTCGTCTGAGCCACGGAGGAATAACACATGGCAAAGGTATCGCAAAGGCAAGTAATCGCACGGATTGCTCCGCACGCTACTGCAAACATTCTTGAGACGCAGCCACCAAAGTGGGAGGCGTTCAAGTTCGCTCAGGTATCGGGTGGTGAAATCACTGCTTCAGTAGAAAAAATCTACGAAGGCGGCGCCTCTTCGCCAACAGTTCTCTGTGCTCCGTTTGATATCGGCGACATTACGCTGACCGCTCACTACGACTACGAGCGCGATGGCATTTTGACCGACGACAAGAACTACATTGACAAGAAGTTGGCAATCCTCCGCACGATGGTCGGCAAGGCTTACTACGACATTACGGTTGAAGTGTTCAACTGTGACCTCAAGGTTCCTGGTCTTGACCGCATCTACTCCAAGTCACTCCTCGTGGGTTTGACTGAGCCAGACGGTGACTCATCGTCAGGTGCTCCATCAACATTTGCTTTGACCTTCTCGGTCTCAAATGTTGCTAGCCAAATCAACCAATAATCAAACGCTTTTAGCGTAATTGTTGACAGGCTCTTTATTGGTCCTGTGCTAGTTTGTCGGCTATGACAAATTCAGAACTTTATTCAGAGCAACCATCAGAGCAGCCAGCAAAGAAGGCTGTTCCATCTAAGAGCGCGAAAGAACAGACAGTTCTTGACCAGTTGACTGCAGCAATCAAGAAAAAGGTTGAGCGTCCAACGGTTCATCTTGAAGTTCCAGAACGCCCTGGCGTTAAGTTGATTATTAGCCCAAACATTTCTCAGCAACAACTTCGCTCATGGCGCCGCAACGCAGGCGAAGACACCAAGAATGGCTTGGATTCATTGAAGTTTGCGTGTGCTGTTATTGGACACACGACAACTGGAATCATCTTTGGTGATGAAGAAGTTTTTGATGACAATGGCAATCCATTGACATTTGCTTCTGACCTAATCATGGAGATGACCGAGACAACTCGTCCTCACCCAGATTGTGTTCGCGCATTCTTTGGCGTTGACCCACACACCGAAGGCGCAGCACTTGCGATTCTTGAGGCTGCTGGATACTCGGATACGGTGGACACCGTGGACCCTATGAAGGAATCTTCAGCGAACTAGTTGAAGATTCCACAATCGTAAACGCCGCTCGTCTCGGCGAACTCTGGGGCACAAGTCCAATAGAATTATTGGATTACACCCAAGAGCAATGGGTCATAATGATGGCATGTGCTAAAGTTATATCTAACGACCGCGAGCGAGAACGGCGCGAAAGAGAAAAGTAGCACTCCCCTCGGCCCGCCCTATTAAGAGAAAATCTGAATATGGCTGACGAGAAAGCATCAATTAAAATTAGTTCACGCGCCGATACTGGCGCGATTCTAAGAACTATCGGCTCCGTAAAGGGCTTAAGACGCGAAATCAAAGGCCTGTCTAAGGACATGCTCCTTAACGCTGCTGCATCAAAATTGATGGGTAGTTCCATGGGCGGTGCTGGCAAGCAGACCGATAGGTGGAGGAAGGTACTTGACTCCACCGACAAGATAATCCGCAAAATGGGCGCAATGACGATGAAGTCGCTTGTGTCAATGCTGAAAATGGCGACCATACAAATGGCTGCCCTTGGCGCGGCAATGATTGTCACCCACGGTGCATTCATAGTCGGCAGATTTGCCATGAAGACATATCAAGTTGCTATGCAGGGACTTGCTGCAACTGCGGCTGGATTCACGACGGCAGTTTCTATCGCTTCTGCGGCAGTTCGTGAACAACAGGCAGCGATGTATGCGTACAAGACCAAGACTGCAAAAGAATTTGGTAGTGGCCTAAATCAAACCCGAATGGTTATGCGTAACCTCACGATGGATGCTGACCTTGCGGTTTTGGGTGTTGAGAATCTAAACAAAGCATTTGCCACTGTATCAAAGAACCAAAATGTTACTTTCAATGCAACTAGCCAAAAATACCTAAAAGGGCTAATGGACTTTGCTTCTGCTGGTCAGCCGCTTGAGCAAGGTGTAGAAAAAGCAGCAGAACTCGTAGCAACACTTCAAGACTCAAAGAAGTCATACGCTCAAGTTAAAACTGCAGCAAAAGAACTTGGCCCAGCGATGGTTGAGGCAATCAAGCAGGCCGATAAGCAAGGAATCAATACAAAAGAAAAGTTCATTGCCGCAATGAACAGCGGAAAACTTTCAGCGCTCGGTGGAGTTACTGGTCAGTTTGATGCGATTAACTCAACATTGTTTTCACAGTTTAAAAAATATTTTTCCATGCTAAGAGGGAACCTCGCTGACTTCGGTCAGGGATTTTTGGGTGATTCAAAAGTTGCGCTTGAGTCAATGTACAAATCCGTTGATAAAGCATTAAGAGCCACATCTGGAAGCGTTGCGGCATGGGGTAAAAACGGCGGCCTTCTAGGCGCACTCACATCAGCGGTTGAAAAATTATCTGAGTTCTATGTAAGACTAATTAGAGACTATTTGCCAAAATCGGTTGGAATGTTCAAGCGACTTGGCGAGTGGTGGTATGACTTCAAGGCTGGATTTAAGGAAATTACATATAACCTCAAACCGCTGATTGAAGGCGCCAAAGTTCTGGAAAAATTCTTTGGAGCAATGTTTAAGCCAGTATGGAGAGAAATAAAAGCAGCAACAAACGGTCTCAACTCGCTTCTTGGAAAACAAGGAAATCAGTTTGAAAAATTTGGTGCTGCAGTAGGCGAACTTATTGGTACATTTATTAAGTTTTTCAGCAATGTCGGCGGTGGTCTTGTTGAGACACTTAGCAAATTCACTACAGTAGTGAACTTCTTGACTGACGCTTTCCAAATGTTCGCTGATGTTTTTGGTGGAATGCAAAAAATGTTCGGTTCTCAAGGAGCGTTTTTTGCGATGATGGCTGGTGCCAGAGGAATGAAAACCAACTTTGGTGGCTATATCCGCGAAAAAACTCAATACATGAATGTTGACGCTGGAACAGTAAACATCAAGGGTGCGGCAATCGGAGCCGCAAAAGGTTTTATCACTGGCGGACCGCATGGTGCGGCCGCTGGCGCTCTCGCTGGAAGTGGTGTTCTCGGAAAGGCTGGCCCACTTGTTGGAACTGTTGCGGGCGGAGCAGGCGGTTTGTTTTCCGCTCGTGGGATGTACAACAACTTCTCCAACAACGGGCTAAGTGGTGGTCTTGCAAGTATGCGCCAAGGCGCGGTCAGTGCCGTAACGGGTATACCTGCGAGCGTAAGGGCTTCAATCAACGGACGCCTAAGCAGCGCGACTGCTGGCATTTACGACTCATACAAAATGGGTGGATTGCAAAGTGCAAGACAACATGCACAGGGTCTTGCGAAGTTCAAAATGAGCGGGCTGGCATCAACTGGACCTGGTTTTGGTTCAATGCTCAGTAGATTCCCAACGCTCCCAGGAGTTGGTCCAGGAGGCCCAAGTTCTCCTCTTCCAGGCGCCCCAGGCGGTCCAGGCGGCTCTGGTGGCGGAGGTGCTGGTGGCGGTGGCGGACGCTGGAGGTACGGAAGCAAAACGAAAATCCCAGGCAGCCAAGTAACTGGTTGGCGGAAGATGACTGGGCGAATGTTCAGGGAAGCCCGTCAAAGAGATGCGGACAAAGCAGAAAACAGAAAGGGATTGCTCGGCGGTGGAATTGGCTCATTTGCAACTTCAATGGCGCTCGGCGCTCTTGGTGGAAAAGCATCACCAGAATTGCAAGGTGGATTAAACCTTGCCGCCATGGCTTCTATGTATAGTCCAAAACTTGGCATAGGACTCGCTGGTGGAACTCTGGCGATGAAGAGTGGAAATACAGCAGTTGCCGCTGGTGGTGGTGCGCTTGCTGGTGCGATGCTCGGTAAACAACTTGGTGGCGCTCCTGGAATGATTGTTGGTGCTGCGCTTGGAACAGCAATGGGTGCAATCATGGCGCCAATCACCAAAGCCCGTGCAGAGTCAAAGAAAATCAAAGCATCAGTTGATGAGGTAATGGACAATGTAATCAATGACTTCATGGTCAAGGCAGCGTTACTCACTAGAACTGGTCGTGGTGAATCCGAAAACTTAAAAGCCATGAAACAATTTGCATCGCAAGCGCGAGGCAGGGCTACCGACCTGAATACACGAGGCCAAGCCCAAACAAAAGTTGGAAATCGCCGTGGTATTGGAAACATGCTGCTTTCTGGTGGAGGAATTGGTGCCGCTGCTGGAGCAACCGTTGGTGCCTATCTCGGTTCAGTACTTCCTATTGCTGGGACAATCGCTGGAGCGGCGATAGGTGGAATAGTTGGCGGTATTGCTGGCGCAGCAGGTGGCGCAATCGTCTATGGCGCAAAGCAAATGTTTGACTTATTTGGAAAACGCCAACGAGATAAAGCCACAAGAAAATCGCAAAAGTCCGAACTAGTAAACATGCTGCAACGCGGCGAAATATCGCAGGCGCAATTTGACGAATACAACAAGAACGATAACACGCGAGGTACCGCGCTTAAGCGATTTGCCGATAGAAGCGATGCTCAGGCAACAGCAGCGCAGCGTTTGAACACCGTCTATGAACGGCGTACAAAAGTTATTGCGGACATGACTGGTCTAACTGGCAAAGAAATTGACCGCTTAGCAATGTCTATGGGTGTGAACCTTTACGATGCAACAAAGGACTTCAATGAGGTTTTGGTTGAACTTGGTGTAACTGTTGTTAAAACCGCAGAACAAATCAACATGGACCTCAATCAGGCAATGGTCAATAACCTGAGCGTATTTGATGAAGTCGTAAAGCGTCAGAAGGCACCATTGATTCTTGATGAGGCCGCTAAAGCCTTCTCTATGAATAGGCGTGCTGCTGGAGGAACTGGCCCAATTGATATGCAGGAACTTGGAAACTTCATGAAAGTTGCAGCCGAGCAGATGAATATCATCAGCGGCGGCGACACCATGAAAACCTATTTTGAATTACGCAGGCAGTTCGGAGAGGGTGGAAAAGCCTTCACTCAAAAGGGTGGAACATTTGAAGGGCTAGGAACTGAAATCTACGCTCCTGGAAGTGCTTCCCGTGTTGCAATGAATGATTTCTTTACCAAGCAGGACCAGTCAATGCAAAGCGCCTTGAAGGGTCAATTTACAGCAAGAATGGCAGAACAGGGAATCATGCTCGGCTCTGGTGGGGTGCAAAGCGTTGCTGACCAATTTGGAAAACTTGACCTTGATACACAACAGGCTTTAGCCAATGCAATTTCTAGTGGAGAATTGTTCAAGGGGCCAAGTCTTTCTCAAACCCTTGGCACTTATGGTGTGAGCATTGACCAAAAAGATGTAAAAACACTTGAGACAGCAGATAAAGCATTTTATTTAGCCGACCTCACCGAAAAGCAAGCACTTGTTGCTGATGAGCAAAGAAAACTTATTGAAGAACAACGCGCTTTTTATAGCCCAGAATCCGACCAGCGTCCAGAATGGTGGAGCAAAGAAGCACTCACGGAAGTCTTTAAGGCTGCTGGTATCAACGACACATTTACGCCGCGAGGAAAAGGTATTGGCGACACAACATCTTCAAGGCTTGTGCAGACGCTGTCACGCCATAACATGATGAATGCTGGAATTGCTGGCAAGCGAACCGTCACATCTTCTTACCGAAACTACGGTCTTGGTTCAATTAACTCGGACCATGTTACTGGTCGCGCATATGACCTTGTTGGAAACCAACTTGGCATGTACAAGACAACTGTTGAGCGAAATGGTGGATTTGCCGAGTTTCATGGTGGTTCACAAAACCGCCACCTCCATGTTGTCCCAGGCCCAATTGGTGATACATCTGTCCCCTCAATGACTCGTCCGTCCATCCCTCAGGTGAGCACGAGCAATTCTGGCCGCAGCGGTGGAAATACGATTAACATCAATGTCAGTGGTGGGAACACTGAGCAAATTGTTCAGCAAGTAAAAGCCCATCTTGACAGAATCAACCGCGAAGAAATGTATAGGAGATAACAATGGCGTACCAGGGCCAAACCCTATCCGTTGGTGGAGTTAAATATTTTGAGACAGACTATATCGTTACAAATTTCAATCCAGAAAATAAAGCAATTTATGGCGATAACCCAAAGACATTTAAAAAAGAAGGCGAACTGGATGGTTCGTACTATGTGATAGGAATCAAAAACAAAGTCCTATTAGCAGAAGCAATCAATACGGAAACGGCTGAGCCAAAATGTGCAATTGTTGAAAAACGAACATTTGGTAGCGATTCCGCCAGTGGCGTTGTATCAACTGGGAAACAAGACAGTAGCGGCAAATTAATATACAACGGCGGCTTTAGGTATCAACAAGATTTTACGACAACAAGTCCTGCGAAACTAAAAGCGCGGGGGCTAATTAAGGCTGGCCCACTTGCAACTCAGTACACCACATTGCAACTTGGTTCAGAAAAACTTGTAAATATATCTTTGCAAGATTTGCTCAATAGGTTTAATGCTTGGCTTGCCAGTGGGGTTGACAACGAACAACGAGATTCTGGCTTGCAATTATACTTTCAATCGCCAGCATACAAAAATAGTTTTAGAACCAAAATTGTAACGCGAGACCAATTAATCAGCCTCTATACAACTTACTTCATGCATGAAGATGAATTGAATAGAGAAGCAATTACATCAATATCTGGAACAACTGGAACCGCTTTTTATTCTGCTGGAAACGGCGGATATGGCGGAGGCAGCATTGGACTCTGGAAAATGTATAAAAACCGTGGTTTAAGTGACGATGCCATTAGACGCGAATTGCTTGACTCGGGATACACCCAAGCGCAAATAAATATTTTCCGCAATCAGGGGTCCGCCGCTGCGCTTCAATCCCCTGGTGGTGATGCAAATAGCGGTGCTGGCGGAGTAGGCGCTGGTGCTGGCGGAGCAGGCTCTGGTGGCCGTGGCGGTGGCGGCGGAACAGGTGGCAACAGGGGTATTGTTGACAACGGCCTATTTGAATACACTCCTGGTGTTGTTTCAAGCATACAGATTCAAAGAAGCCGCAACATATTTGCAGATAACGCAACATCAGACTTGATTTACAAGCAGGCAGATGACGCATCTGACTTCATGCTTGAGCCACAAATGTTTCAAATTTACGCAACAGCGTCAACCACTGGCGCAACAAACTACAGATATAACAGGTTTGTATTTGACCAAAAACCAAACGAAGTTCAATACGCTGGTCTCGGCGGAGAATGGGTAAGCGTTGATAGGAATGGTGGATTTTCATTTGTTGACTGGAAAAAATTCCAATTATTAACACTTTCTTTTTCTTTTGTAATAGCAAATGAAGATGATGGCTTATTGACTCATGTGGAAAAGAAAATTGAAACTCTGCGACGAATTGCGCAAACACCATACCCAGTCACTTTTTATAATTTTGACGACATGTTCACTTCTCAGTTTAGGTATGACACTGGGAACACTCCTCGTGGAGTTCAATTCGTAATAACAGATTTATCAATAACTGCGCAGAGAAGAAATTCTTTGATGCAAATAACCAGGGCTCAGGCGAATATAACATTGCAGGAATTCCCGATGGAAAAACAAGATTTGATATCCATGCCGAGGCTCGTTCACACGCCTCCGAATATTCCTGGACAACCATCTGTCACGACAGAACCGAGTCAGGCGCTAATTAGCGAAAATCTTTCAACTGGCTTTATTGACGAAAAATGGAAAAATCCACCTCCGACAGAACCAGTAGTGGAGCCATAATTTATGCCATCGGGTCCATCTAATTCAAGCATTTCAATTGAGGCAAACGATAACGCCCAGTTATCCTACGAGGACCTGCTTGCGAACGAACCAAGATACGAGTTGCAAGGCTCTGAACGACTTGTTCCATTGATTTTTATTTACCCAGAAAAATCATTTATAACAACCCTACATAACAACATTCTGTCATTAAAGGTGAGTTTTACACTTGATAGTGCGTCTGCTTTAACATTTGATGTCGTTGACCCAGGATTTGAAATGGCTCAAAGAAATTATTTTCAAGTGGGTCAAACTGTAATTTATAAAAGTCAAAACATACGGGATATGAATAGAGCATCAATTGGCGCAGCACCTCAATACTGGGGGTATCCATTTGAAATTGCTGATGTCACATATGAGCAATCAAATGGAGCATCTCCTGTAGTTAGGATTCAGGCTTACACCAAAGCAATACAACAGATGAAGCGTGATAGGAAGCCAGGAGTTATAACTGGTAAAAGTAGTTCATTTGTTGAAAATGCAGCACGAAAATACGGTCTGGATTTTGTCGGACAGCAGACTACAAAAACGGCGAACATTACAACCGCATCTGGAGATAAGCAGGCAGATTCAGTTTGGGATGTTATTAAAAGAATCGCTGGTGAAAACAAGTTCGTTGTATTTGAAGCGGACGGAACTTTGTATTTTGGGAGCCAAAAATGGTTGCTGCATAAATGGGGGCTGGAGGAGTACACGGTTCAAAAATGGCTACCTAAAAAAAGAATGAATGTTGACGAAACTAGATACCATTCATATTTGACATATCCGCAAACAGTCAACAACGAGACTGGTGGGTATTACGACACATTTAAGTTGTTGCAACTCCCAACTATGCACAAATCCGAAAACGACCCGCACGAAACAGACGGGTCGTGCATTGTTGAGAGAACCAATGGGGTAAGACTAAGGCCTGGAATGACCGCTTTTGTA